CTCCCTGTGCCCCTACCCCTATTTCTGCCTGCTCATAATCTGCACCGTATTGCGTTGCAACAGTAGCAGGCATGTATAGACTTATTGCTCTTTCTAACCTAACAGTGGCGGGTCTTTTAACTGCAACATTGTGCTCCCCACCCTCTTTGTATCTAGGACTTGCTCCTGACTGAGTTGCCCTTATTGCATCGTTATCAATTTGATACAACCCACCATCATCAGCATCCGCTTGATCCATTTCATGAAGTTCATTCTTTGCAATTTTTGCTTGATCTGTCGTGTTAATCAAGAACATTATATAGTGTCCTTGCATTGGATCACCTTCAACATTTAATGGGTATGTTAGGTTCTTAGAAATAGGTGTACCATTTGCACCAGTAAAACCACCACCAACACCAGTTGGAGAACCACCCTTTAGACCAAGACTCGACTTTACTGAACTCGTAACTACACCTGTTAGTCCTCTTGCGACTTGATTTGTTATTGCACTAGTAAAACTCATGTATAAATATCCTTGTAATAAAACTATTTAGGTAATTCAAAGTGGCATATAGAGGTAAATACACACCAAGAAACCCAAAAAAATATAAAGGTGATCCCTCACGTATAGTGTATCGTTCTTTATGGGAACGAAAGTTTATGGTGTACTGCGATACTAATCGTGCAATACTAGAGTGGGGCAGTGAAGAGATCATCATACCATATTTATCACCCGTAGACGGTAAAATCCATAGATATTTTCCAGATTTTTACATTAAAGTAAAAAAACATGACGGTACTACAGAGAAGTCTATTATAGAGATAAAACCTAAAATACAGTGTTCTCCACCAAAGATTCCCAATAGAAAAACCAAAAGGTTCTATAGTGCAGTTAAAACTTGGGCTGTTAATGAAGCAAAGTGGAAATATGCAACAGAATTTTGTGATATTAATAGTATGGATTTTAAAATCCTAAACGAAGATCATTTAGGTATATCGTATAAATAGTAGTATGGCAATTAGTAAATATATGCAAGCGGTAAAAGATGCCGCAAAAGGGCGTCCTAAATCTACTGAATGGTATAGGGATAAGATTAAAGAGTTTGGTACTCCAGGCCCTTTGGATTTGATACGTGATGGTAAACGAAACAATAAACCATTTTATGGTAAGTTGAATATGTTCATTTATGATCCAAAACATAAAAAGAAGTTACCATATTATGATTCTTTTCCTTTAGTTCTTCCATTAGAAATGTATCCTGATGGTTTTCTTGGTATTAACTTTCATTATCTACCAATACCATTAAGGATAAGATTATTAGACCAATTAGTAGACTATACTAATAACACTAAGTTTGATGAATCTACTCGTATTGTCGCAGACTACACCCAACTAAAGAAGATCAACTTGATTAAACCTACACTACATAGGTATTTGGCAGGGCAAACCAAATCACAGTTTCGTAGAATTGATGCCGATGAATTTACTATTGCAACACTACTTCCAGTACAAAGATTTAAGAAAGCGGGTGCAACCGAAGTATGGAAAGATTCTAGGAGTATGCTCTAATGGCAGTTTTACCTAAGTTTTTAGAAGGAGCAGCGTTTGGTGTCCTTAACGATGTTTTATCTGAATTTCGTAGTAATGAAGGTTATGCAACACCCAATAGATATGAGGTTGCAATAAGTAGACCAGCTCCATCTTTTACTGGAACATCACAAAATCAATCTAGAGGATTGGTAGACCAAGTTCCTTTGAGAGATATGAGACAAATATCTTTACGTGCAGAATCAGTTACACTGCCTGGAAGAAATCTCAATACATCATCTGACACCAATATTTACGGCCCAAAGAGAGAGGTTGTAGATGGTGTGGGATATGCAGATACGATAGACTTTACTTTTCAGGCATCATCTGATCTAAAAGAGAGAGTGATGTTTGAGAAGTGGCAGATGAAGATGTTTAATCCTCAAACTTGGAACCTTGGTTATTACAATGATTACATTGGTGTTATAGAAGTATATCTTTTGGACAAGAACTCGCAGAGAACATTCGGATTAAGACTCCATGAGTGTTATCCTAAAAGTATAGGACAACAACAATTAGGTTATGCAATGAATGATGCATTAATGATTTTACCAGTAAGTATGTCTTTTAGATATTGGACTACTGCTGACACTAACCAAGAGGCACCTAGTCTCTCAGACAAAATAGGACAAACAATATCTAATGCAGTAGAGAGAAACCTCAATAGAGCTCTTCCTGCCGTGTTGCGAAAATTATAAGGATGAAAAATTATGGCACTACCAAAAATAAATACTGTTACTTATGAGTTGAATCTACCTTCCACAGACAAACCAATAACATATAGACCTTGGATTGTTAAAGAACAAAAGGCACTTATGATTGCACAAGAGTCTGATGATGAAAAAGAAATCGAAAGAGCGTTTGCTAATATTGTATCTGAATGTACATTTGGAAAAGTTGACCCTTATGAAAATCCTTTGTTTGATGTTGAATACATTTTCTTACAACTCAGAGGAAAATCTGTTGGGGAAAAAATTAAACTTAATTTAACTTGTACAGACGATGGGGAAACCATAGTCGAAAAGGAAATAGACCTTGCAGATGTTAAAATACAGATGGATACCAAACATAGTCATATTATTAAAATTACAGAAGATATCACTATGGTCATGCGTTATCCTAAACTTAGTGATATGGGTGGATATACGGGTACTGGACAAATCAAACAAATATTTGATATGGTAAAAAATTGTGTGGAAGAAATTCATGATGGTGAAACTATACACAATAGAGTTGATATGGGTGATAAGGAACTGGATGAATTTATTGAAAGTATGTCTCAAGAACATTTCACTTCCGTAAGTAATTTCTTTGAAACTATGCCTAAAATAATTCATGAGGTTACTGTAACAAATCCTAACACCAAGAAGAAGAATAAAATTGTGATTGAGGGTCTTCAAAGTTTTTTCGCATAGCCCTTTCTCATGAGACTCTAAAGAATTACTATAAAACTAATTTTGGTATGATGCAACATCACAACTATAGTCTTACAGAGTTAGAAAATATGATGCCATGGGAAAGGGAGATTTACTTAGGACTATTGATGCAATATTTAGAAGAAGAAAAACTATTAATAGAGAACCATAAGGCAAAATAAATGGAAATACCAACACCTAACGCAGCTGCAATTGAGATCACAGAACTTATTCTACCATATATTGGTATGATATTGATTGTCATCATAGGTTTTATGATAAAAGACTTTGCGACTAAGTTTAGCAAAGGTCTTGCATTTAGCATGAATAAGCAGTTTCAAGAGGGTGATCATGTTCTTATTGATGGAGAACGTGCCTTAATCGTTAAGATAGGTATATCACAGACCGTATTTGGGGTCACTAAAAAAGGTGGAGATTTAGATGGAGATTATGTATGGCGTTATGTGCCGAATGAACGTATCGATTATCTTAAATTAGAAAAGATAATTTTTGACCGAACTCCCCTAAATAACAATACACATATAAAAAACAACTCAAATAGAATTGAGGAGCTAGAAAATGGCAACTAAGAATGATCAAGTCAATATAATTGAAGTAGATAGAAGTACCACAGAACAAACAGCATGGTACAATACTATTGACTCATCTGTAATCGACAAGTGGCGCATCTGGCCACGTATGTTAATCACTCTTTATGGTATCATGTTCTATAGAGTAACAGAATGGTTCATGACACTCCCAGAACCTACTAACTCCCAGAGTGCATTTGTATCCGTAGTTGTGGGTGCTGGTGCGGCATGGTTTGGTTTATATTGCGGTTCTGGCCCAGTAGAGAAGAAGAAATAAAATGGCAACTTTTGAAGAAACCGTTCAAAAACTAAATCAAACCACTGAAAAATTAGACAAAGCGATTGACAAGATGAACGCACCTGATCCTCTTGACAAAGAGGATGCGGCAGGGGCAGAGCTAAGAAGAGAAGAAAACGCAGAGAGAAAAAAAGGTAATGAATACCTCAGAATAATTGCAGAAAGTGTTACTGGGGGTGTTAGTGAAGGTAAGGGTAAGAAGGGTGGCGGTGGTGGTGTATTGGCAGGTCTTGCTGCCGGTGTTGGCGGTGTTGGTCTTACTGCCTTGGCGGCGGGAACTACTGCACTGGCGGCAGGTCTTGCTTTATTTGCAAACCCAATCACTATAGCAGGTGGGTTTGCGATGACTGCATTTCTTACAGGTCTTGCTGGTGTTGTGTGGATTTCGGGCAAAGCTGGTTCAGCAATGGGACAAGGTATAAAAGATATCGCTGGTGGTC